AAAATTGTGTGAATGAAGAGAAATCTTGGGCAAAGTATTTGTTCAAAGATGGATCTATGATTGGTCTGAATGACAAACTTCTTAACAACTATGTTGAGTGGATTGCAAATCGTCGTATGAAATCGATTGGACTCAGACCAATGTATGATGTTCCTGCAAAGAATAATCCCCTTCCTTGGACTGAGCATTGGATTTCCTCTAAGGGTCTTCAAGTTGCTCCACAGGAAACAGAAGTTGAATCTTATGTTGTTGGTGGTATTAAACAGGATGTGAAGAAAGATACTTTTGCTGGCTTTAAACTCTAATCTAAATAAAAATAACAACTGAATTGAAATAAGTCTTATGGTTACTCAAACTAAAATCCCGAGGGTGGTTTCGGAAGATCTGCCCTCCAATCCTTTTTCTTTTGAAGTTCTTGCACTTGCTGCAAAACAAAAATCAAATGCAAAGAAATCAGAAATTCTACAAAGGTATTCTGATCCTTCTTTGAAAACCATCTTAATCTGGAACTTTGATGAGACGATCGTATCCATGCTTCCAGAAGGATTAGTTCCTTATGCAAGTGTAGGTCAACAGAATGTTAGTTCTGGAAACTTAAGTGATAATATCCAGAGATCTGTTGAAATGATGAGTGACTTAGGATCTAATTCTATTGGATCTCAAGATCAGGGTAGAACATCCATTCGCAAAGAGTATACTTACTTTTACAATTTTGTAAAAGGTGGTAATGATCGTCTTTCAAGTATGAAGAGAGAGACCATGTTTATCAGTATTCTTGAAGGATTGCATCCTCTTGAAGCTGAAATTCTTATGCTTGTTAAAGATAAAAAATTACAAGAAAAATATAATATTTCCAAACAGAATGTTTCTGATGCTTATCCCGATATTCAATGGGGCGGTAGATCATAAAATCCTAAATAGCAAGGTGTCGCAAAAAATAGTACTATGACCCTAGATCTTCATAACTTTTTTAAGTTTTATGATGAGAAGAACGCAAACCATGTTGCTGCGGTTCAGTGGTTGGAAGACAAACTTCCAGAAAAATTCCTAGACGACTCTGAGATCGACTGGATTGGTATTTTTAGAACTAAACCACCAACTCCAGAAGTTCTTGCAGTTCCATACTTCAATCAGGTAGATAACTACAGAGATGCACATAGAACTTGCAACAGTTCATCATGTGCTATGTGTCTTGCATTCCTCAAACCAGGAAGCATTAAAGGTGACGACGAGTATGTTAAGAAAGTATTTGCGATTGGTGACACTACGGACCACGCGGTACAGACAAAGGTTCTCGCAGGTTATGGTGTTAAGTCACACTTTAGTTACAATCTTTCTTTTGCTGACATTGATAAGAGTCTTGATGCTGGGAAACCTGTCGTTATTGGTATCTTGCATCGCGGTTCTCTATCTGCACCTACTGGTGGTCACATGTGTGTAGTCATCGGTAAGACTCCAGATGGTAAAGGATACTATGTAAATGATCCATATGGTTCTCTAAACGATAACTATACTGGTCCAGTCACAAATGGTAAGAAGACCATTTACACCAAAGCAGTTCTCAAGCATCGCTGGTGCCCAGGTGGCAACGATGGTTGGGGTCGTATTTTTGACTGATTACTAAAGGAGAAAAACAATGGCAAGAGTAGATTTACACAACTTCTTTCAGTTTTATGATGAAAGAAATCCTAACCATGTCAAAGCAGTTCAATGGTTAGAAGATAATCTCCCCGTTGAATATCTTGGAGATAATGTAGAATGGGCAGAGATTTATCGCGGAAAAAAGACTAGTGCTGCACCAGCCCCTGCCGCTGCTGCAGCTCCTGTAACTGGTGGTGATGATGTCCCTATGATGGGCATCAAGTTGATCAAAGAGTTTGAAGGATGTCATTTAAAGGCTTATCCAGACCCTCTGACTGGAAATCTCCCAATCACGATTGGTTGGGGTTCTACCCGCAAGAAAGATGGATCTCCATTTAAACTCGGTGATCAAATTACCCAACAGGAAGCTGATGAACTATTGATCAGTCAGTGTAAGAACCAGTTTCTTCCTGCACTTCGCAAAATCCCACATTGGAGTGAAATGTCAGATGGAAAAAGAGGAGCTTTGCTCAGCTTTGCTTATAATCTTGGTGCCGGTTTTTACGGTGGCGATAACTTTAATACTATTACTAAACGCCTGAAGAATAAAGAGTGGGACTTAGTTCCCGACGCTCTTTATCTCTACCGCAATCCTGGTTCTAATGTAGAAGCTGGACTTGCTCGTAGAAGAAAGTCGGAAGGCGAAGCCTGGAAAAAGGGATAAATAGTTACAATCATTACTGATTCTTGATCTTTTGATCTGAATCTACATACCCCAAGTCCTTTAAGACTTGGTGAATACTTTACTTTTAACACACTTCGGTTTGTTTTGTTTTGTTTAGTACACACTGAGCCATAGAGGACTTTTTATGTCTTACGCTACAAGGGCGCTTGCTGTAGCGTCTGCTCTTTTGATGGGAGCACCAACAGCAGTATTAGCACACACCAACTCTATCGGATATGTTGGTGCCAGCGGTGGAACAGTTACATTTTGGTATGGTTCTTGGCACGCTGGAACTACCTTTACAGAAGGTTCTATGACTTTACAGGGTGTCAATGGAACCGCATTTACACCAACAACCGTCAACTGGACACTTCTCCAAAATACAACACCAGACGGACTAATTTCTGGTACAAACTATTTCCAGTCTGATGGAACTAATCTTATTCCTTATGGGGATCCTGCCAGATTATATGGAATGGATAGTTACACTTGGCAGGGTGTTACATTCACTGGACTTGCTGCGGGAGATTATCAGTTTACTTATAATCCTATTGCACAACCAACGATGGACTGGGATCCATCATCGCAAGTTATTCGTACAGGAACAGTAACTCTTTCTGCTGGTCTTCTTTCTGGTGACGCTAACCTGAATGGTATTCTTGATATTTACGAAACTGGTGGAACACCACCACCAGCACCAACAGTTGTATCAACCGCTGCTGGTGCGAATATTGTTACGACTAGCACAACTGCTGGAACCAGAACTGTAACAAATAATCCTCATCGTCATATAATGGGAACTGATGCGAATGGAAATCAAACTGAAACTCATTATACCGATACAGAAGTTATTACGATTCCAACAACCACAGTTACTACCACAACAACTCCAGTAACAGTTACAACTTGGTCCGATAATTCTACTACCACAACAAATGGAACTCCAGTTGTAACTACAGTAACAACTGATGATAATGCTGGAACTTCTGTTATAACTCAAGCAACTGTATCTGATTGGGTAAGAACCAGAACTTTTAGTGTTGTTCCTGTTTCTGCAGTAAATCACACTGCATCTGAAAGTGGTGGAACACAGAAAATTAATGCACATACAACTACCACAACCACAACTACTCCTGTGTATACAAGAGTATTCACCAACGGTGCTGCTACTCAAGTTACATTTGGTGCTGCAACTGTTGAAGTTGCTAACACTTACAGAGATTACTTTGGGCGCATTGACCAGTTAGAAACTCTTGATGGAATCAATGATGGTATCAATGGACTTCTGAATCACGAACCAACCGCAGGTAATCAAAGACTTAGAGTATTTGAGAACAATAGATTCGTTCAGTCTTATAATGCCGATGGTTATACTGCTGATTCCAAGATCTTTGGTGGTGGTTTTGAGTTTGATGTAACCAAAGGTTGGACTCTTGGTGGTCAGTATAATAGAGTCAACATAAACCTTAATGGTGTTGACTCAAGCACACAACAGAACAAAGATCACTTTGGTGTATTCAGTGAATTAAGAGGTAATACATTCACCCTAAACACTAATGCTGCGATTGCGAACAGTAACTATAAGTACAATAGAACCGTAGAAGGTGTCTTTAATAATGCTGGTGAAACAACTGGTTCCGAATGGTGGATTTCTAATCGTTTATACTGGCATCTCAATAAATCAGTAAAACCATTTGTTGGTTATACTGTTCAGAATGTAAAGAGAAACGCATACACTGAAACTGGTTCTTCAGAATCTGCTAGAAATGTTGGTGAGTTTAATCAAACCACACACATTGGTGAAGCGGGACTTAAACTAGAAACTCGTTTTGGTGGTAAGAAAAAGGATCTCTTTGGTGTCAGTGTAGAAGGTTCTTATGGAACTGATAGTTCTTATGATGTAACTGCTTCTGTAGATTATAAAGAAATGTTATTTGTTGAGGGTTCTCATGGTGTAAACAACGGAGTTACTAACAATTCTGTTGCTGCAAAAGTTAAATTTAGGTTCTAAATCATAAATAAGAAGGACATCATCACACGGACTGATGACTAATAAGAAAAACGAAAATGCTATGGGACAACTAATTCGTATATGTATTTTGGGTTGGTCTGCTGCTCTCCTTACCGCAAGTTATGCTGGTACTCTATCTAAGATGGATCCCACATTTATTGCGACAGTCTTCACTGCATCTGCTGCCACTTTTGGCATCAATACAATGAAAAAAGGTGGTGATGAAGAAGATGAAAAGAAAGAAGAACCAAAAAGAGAAGAGTTTGTAGAAACACCACCAGAACCACCTGCTCCAGAACCAGAAGCACCTGTTACAAGTCTTGAAGAAAGAGTTGAAGCGTTAGAGGAAGGATTCGTTCAACCTCGCACAGGAGCCTGATGAGCAAATCTGCAAACAAAGGTAAGAATGGTTCTGCTGGAGGTCAAAAGAACTCCAAACAGAATCAGGGAAATGCATCTGCTAAGAAAGCAAAGAACGGTGGTAAGAAAAAATAATGAGGTATTATGCCCAGAGAATGGAACACTCCTATACGGGAACCCTGGAATCCTGTAATTAAAAAGTGTCTAGA